AGGATGTGATCAGACTGATCGAAGAAGCTCCTGAAGATATAAAGCTCTGTATTGTCCTTGCAGCCATCTGTGCAATGAGGCGAGGCGAGATCATAGCTCTCAAGTATGGAGACATTCTCAGGGAATTTGAGTCGATCTATGTCCACGCTGATATGGTACAGAATGAGCAAAAGGAATGGATTTACAAGCCAATGCCAAAGACTGCAGCCGGAATCCGAAGGATTAAAGTCTCGAAGAATCTGATCAGCATGATTCCGGACGGAGATCCTGAAGAGTTTATCTTCAAAATGAATCCAGGAACAATGAGCCACAAATGGCACACGCTAAAGAATCGACTAGGCATTGATTGCAGATTCCATGATCTGAGACATTATTCAACGTCTGTCAGAGGCTATCTTGGCATCCCAGCAAAAGAGACTCAGGCTGTTGGCGGATGGTCATCACTTAAGATGATCCAAGAAGTCTATGACAACAGGATTGAGAGCAAATCTGTTAAATACAGTAAGATTGCTAATGATTATTTTGACGAGAATATTCTAAAAACAAAAGAGCAGGCTTGATGGCCTGCTCTTCTGCTCGTATGAATTATTTTTTCGGGAGAAAAAATGCAATCGACTTATAAGGGGAAGTCGTTGAATTAATTTCATTATAACAATAAAACAATTATATTTTTTGGATAATTTCAAATATGTCATGACATATTTCATGACATATTTTAAGTTCTTTTTATGATTTTTGAGTTTAAAATGTTAAATTCTAAATACAATATACTATACGCTCAAAGCCTTGAAAAATCTGATAAAAATGAAAAAAGCCAGCAACCACGCTGACTTCTCAAAAAGTGGATCAGACGGGAGTCGAACCCGTTTAAGATTTAATTCGATTAACTCAGTTTAATAAGGATTAATGCGGATTTAAAAAGATTTAGAAATTTACTCATGACGTACTTTGTGACATATTTTTAGACAGCACAAAAAAGCCTCGTGGAGTTTTTAAGTTCCACTAGGCTTTTTCGTTAGGAGTATTTCTGGTTTTTAAAAAAAGTTATAAATGAGTAGGTTGACTTCTCATTAATTATACCATTTATTGATATTCAGTTATTGCTTTTCTGGTCGCAGGACCAACTTTTCCATCCTGTTCCAGGTTAAATTTCTTTTGCACTTCCAGGACAGCTGCAAGCGTGTTATTGCCAAAGCTGCCATCAATTACAAGAGTAAGGCCAAGGATCCTGTTGATCTCATATTGCAGCCACTTGACAGAAGATCCTTTTGAGCCTTTTTTGAGAGTGACTGTTGGAACTTTGTACGGATTCACAGCAGCCGATCCGGAATCCTCCAGATCATACTGAGTCAGATTGTATTTTGCAATAATATTCAATACAGAATTCACTTCTGTGCTGCTGGTCATGTAGCCACAATCCTTGATCTGTTGCATCTGAGCTCTGTATTGCGTTTTCGTGACCTTCTTATATAGATTTGTATTCAGGAGCTCATAATAATTGAATACACAAGCTTCCATTGACGGATAGGACCTGAATGCAGCATTGTTGATGACTGTGTGAATGCCGACAGTGTACTCCTCTTTGGTTTTCGCTTTGAAAAAAGTGCCTGTCCAATACTTAGTCGCAGTCTTGCCTGTTCCGACCTTCTGGCCAAGATAAGAATGATATTTACAAGAGCCTGCTGTTCCATATGATGATTCAACGCAGGCCATACCGATGCATATGGATGGATGGATCTTGCCAAGCTCCAGGAATGCCTTCTGAGCCAACGGAGCAATCTCTGTTATGAATTTTTTGACCTGCTCTGATGATGCCATAAGCTACCCCTCTACTTCAGGAAGGCCAGCGATTGATGTCAGAATTGAAAGAAAAGCTGCCAAAAGAGAAGCTGAAATGACCAGCTTCCAATCAACTGCCTCAATGATCGCTGATGTTCCAATGGTTGCAATCATGGTCTGTGCGAATGTTTTTACAGCTCTGATGCCAGCTGCTCTGAGCCAGCTTTTTGTATTTTCTTTAATCTGATTCATAAGCGCCTCCTTTAATTTTTATGTGATAGATAGATATGAAGGTCCTCTTTGACCTTCTTCAGATCGTCAGAGATCGGCTTGTTCTCTGTGATGCAGTATTGAACTTCAAACTCGATCAAAGCCAACGTTGACCTGATCAGGACCTCAAGAGTCTCATCCTGGGACCTGAAGTGATCGTTTCCTTTGAGCAGTGACTTCTCGACCTCGGCCATCTTGATCTCAAGAGCCTGGACACGCTTTTCTAAGGTCGTTCTTGGCTTAGTTAAAAAGATATAGAAGCCATACAGAATGATGATAATGTTGAACAGCGTCAGGACCAGCTGTGCAATTTTGAGAATTACATCCATAAAGTTGCTCCTTGATTAATGAATCGATTAATGATATATTGGTCAAACGACAATATTACTTAATATGAAAAGAGTCATGAATATCTACGTTCATGGCTCTTTTCGCATTTTTAAAAGATCTGCTTATTAACTTCATAAGTTACCATTTTGTGCTCCTTTCATTTACTTTTTTGATATAAATTAAAAGAGCCATGCTTAGCACGACTCTTTTTGTGTCTTTCTCTGCCGGATCAGCTCTTGTATCTCGCTGATCTGTGTATTTTTCTTCTTATCATCCTCAATATCGAGCATTTCATCGCTCCATATGATTCCCTTCTTTGCATCCTCGTCTCTCATTTCTTTGAGATATCTATAGAAAGTTGTTTTTGTAATATTAGCCAAGGTGTAGGTCTGCCTGGCATTCAGGAAGCCTGTGTCAAATATCTTGTAATATTTTCTAATTATTCTCTTGGCTCTTTTCTGTTTCTTTGAGACAACTTTATCGCCTTTTTGTCGGCCAACCTTACTGCCCATGAGCTTTGCTTGTTTTAGCCCTTCAGAGGTCCTTTGAGCTAAGAATTCACGCTCTTTTTGTGCGTGCTCAAAAGCTAAAAATATCTGTTTTTCTGCCACTGCCATAAGATAATCATTCAGGCCAGATATTACTGTATCGATCAGACGAGCTGTCTCATTATCCATCTGATTTGTATCAATATTGATCTTGCGCTCACTAGCCTGTCTGTATATGCTGCTGTTGATGTGAGGCTCTTTGAGAAATTCGAGCTCAATTCCGAGATTATAAAGCTCTTTATATTCCTGGATTGCCTCTTCTGCATTCCTGGAGAACCTGCTAACCTCATCGAATACAAGCTTGTCAACTATGCCAGCTCTGCATTGACGGAGCAACTTATTCCATTTTGGCCTATTGTCAGTCGAGCCTGTATAGACTTCCGAAATGACTACAATATCCGGATAAGCAGCCTTTAGGTTAGTGATCTGCCTATCAAGATTCTGCTTAGGAGTTGAGACTCTTGCATATCCTACTATCATGTTCAAATCTCCTTTCCGTCTTTTTTTGAAGTTTTTTTACTTCGTTCAAAACGTTTTTCGGAGAGTTTAAACAAAATGTTTAGACCGTAATCTCAAAATGTTTAGACCGTAGTCGAATTATTTATCAATAAACCAAAAAGAGTAACAAATTAACGAACAGCAGAGCTTGTTACATTGACCAATACTTCCGTAACAAGCAATAACTATACAGCTACATTCGATTTATCAAGTTATGATATAACCGGAAAAACAATCAGTGATTTTACTTTCGGAATAAAGCAGTGCCTAACTACTTCATCAAGCGGCAACGGCACATTTTATTTGGATAATCCTGTGTTAAGCGGGAATAGTGTATCTGTTAATGCACATTGGTCTGGTGGTGGCTCTGGTGCTTGGAGCATTGTTTTTGTTTGTTTTACTCAGTAATCAATTATAGGTAATTCCATAAGCTTTCCCATAGTATATCCCATTGACAACATCGCCGCTCTTAGCCTTTATGACAACTGTTAATCTACCAGATCCACCACTTGCACCGCCTACTGTCACGTTACTTAATAGAGCTTTTCCACTACCACTATAAGTAATATTTTGACCACTATCAGTAAATGATGATATTACAAGAACATCGTAATCCGAAGAAAGAGTATGCGCTCCATTTCCACTAGCTACAAGCGTTATAGTAGCATCATCAAGGGTTCCTAGAAATAAAACTTATTATTGATTAACGGTTATTGTGCCAATGTAATATACCCACTCATGCTACCATATCCATAGCTTGTATATAATTGATTACTTATCGTTGACGTGCCAGATACGG